TCATTAAACAGATACCTGAATATATTTTGTCTTTTATTTATGCATTAATGTATTGGATTACAATACCTTTTGATTATATTGGTGACAAAGCAGATGATTTGAGAGTGTCTTATGGTAACAATCGTGGTTATGCTTGCTTTTCAAAGGCACAAGAAGAATTAAACGAGTATGCTTATAACGAAGTTTTACCGCATTTAGAAGAAAAAGAAACTGATGATATGACGGAAATTCATCAACGAATTTTAAAAACCAAAGGTATTGTAAGAGAACCGATAAAGAAGGAAACGAGGGAACGGAATGAGTGATTTCAAAATAATAACTTCAGAATTAATTAGCAAAGGCATTGAGTTTGAAATAGAAGATGACACCTTGATTGTTGGTGATTGTTCAGTAATCAATTATAACGATGTGTATTTTTTAAAATTGTCCGGAATTAATACTCAACAAGGAATGGCTGTTAAGTATCCTATAGTTATAGCAGATTTCTTATCTAGTTATTATTACTTATTAGAAGATCATAATAGTATCACTGTAAAAGATATTAATTTTAAAAGTGAGGTGCGTAGTGATGATTAAACGAATATTAAAAATTTGGTTTACTATCGCTATGTATGAGTTAGGTAAATGGATTGGTAGAGAGTTGTATTACAAGTTAACTGCAAACGATGAGGTGGAAGTACCTAAGGACTACGCAAGGATAGACGATCAGATTGATTTGAACAGAAATGAAACAGAGGTGAGTGAGTAGTGTGGATGGCATTGGTTACTATTATAATTTTGTTGATAGTTATTGCCATACTAGAGATAGCTTTAATATCACTTTTTATAATAGGTATAAAAGATAAAGATTGGGTAACGGTGGGATACGCTTTTACTATGTCCTTGCTTATAGGTTTGTTGTTTTTATACTTATTATATTACGGATTATTAGGAGGCTATTAAATGACTTGGTGGATAGTGATTATTCCAGTTATGTATCTCGTTTGGTTGTGTGTAAAGAGTAAGGGAAATTTTAAATAATGGAGGTTAAGCATGGGATTAAGAAAATCAACGCAACGCTATTTAGAAAGTGAATTAAGCAATTATAGGCATATAGATAAAGATATCCAACGTGTGAGAGAAGAAGTATTGAACCCTTGGCAACCCACTGACACGAACATTGGCGGAGATAGAGTACATAGTAACGTTAGTGTCACGGAGATAAAAGCAACGCGTGTAGTGAATGATAGACGTTTATCGCAGTTAGCTAGAATGAAGTCTGCTATCGATATTGTATATCAAACAAGTAGTGAAGAAAGTCAAAAGCTCATGGATATATATTATTTTAAAAAGCCGAGAACATTAAACCTTACTGGTGTTGCTCAAGAAATATGTGTGAGTAAATCAACAGCTTACGAATTAAGAAAAGAAATACTTATTAGACTGGCAGATGAGTTAGGTATTATGCATTAATTTGGAAAAATTCTGGAAAAATGAACTCGGAAAGTCGGTTACTATGATAGTGTAAGTTATTAGATGACTTACCTCGTGTAAACCTTTCTATCATTTATTCTTATTCAAAACAAAACGAACATTTTTTCTCCTTTGAACCTATCCGATAGATTAGTCGGGTAGGTTTTGTTATATAAAAAATAAATAAAGTTATTAACGTGAGAGTTGGTGATATATAATATGACAAAAATGCAAAATAATGCAACATTTGGCGCGTATTTAGAGTTAACTAAGAAACAGCAAGAATATATACGCCTCAAAAACGAAACAGATTTGAATGAAGGAGAAATCGCTTCTGAAATTGATGTAAACCGTTCTACTATCTCGCGATGGAAGAACAACGATAAATTCAGAGAAGGTTTCAAAGGCTATCAAGTAGAATACTTATCTAATCAAGTACCTAAAGCCCTACAAACAATGATTAATTTGTTAGATGCTAAGAGCGAATTGGTTAGGTTTCAAGCTTCGAAAGATATATTGGACCGTTCAGGATATACACCGGTAGACAAACAAGAGTTAGAAGTCACTACCCCTAATATTATTAACAATATACCGTTAGAGGATTAACTGTGGATATTAAATTAGATGAAATCGTCGGTGGTGGCTATAATAAATTCTTTAACAATAAAAACTTTTATCGTGTAGTTAAAGGTTCTAGGGGTAGCAAGAAATCAAAAACAACTGCACTTAACTTTATCTTTAGAATTATGCAATACAGTTGGTCTAACTTGCTTGTTGTTAGACGTTTTAGTAATACAAATAAGCAATCGACATATACAGATTTACGTTGGGCTACAAATAGACTAGGAGTTAAACACTTATTCAAATTTAATGACAGTTTGCCTGAGATAACATATAAACCCACTGGCCAGAAGATATTATTTAGAGGATTGGATGATCCGTTAAAGATAACTTCTATCACTGTAGAGAATGGCATACTTTGTTGGGCATGGTTTGAGGAAGCTTACCAGATAGAAACCTTTGATAAGTTCAGTACAGTAGTTGAATCTATACGTGGTTCTGTCGATGACCCAGAATTCTTTAAGCAAATCACTATAACGTTCAACCCATGGAGTGAACGTCATTGGCTTAAACCAACATTCTTTGATGAAAATACACGATTAAACAATACATTTTCATACACGACAACATTTCGAGTGAACGAATGGCTTGATGAGGTCGATATTGCACGTTATGAAGACTTGTATAGAACAAACCCTAGACGTGCCAGAATTGTTTGTGATGGCGATTGGGGAGTAGCAGAAGGATTAGTATTTGAAAACTTTGAAGTTAAAGAGTTTGATTGGGTTAAAAAGTTAAAAGATAAACAAGTTGTAGCACATGGCAGTGACTTTGGTTTTACTCAAGACCCAACAACACTTGTTAGTACTATTGTAGATACACAGAACAAAGAATTGTGGATATATGACGAACATTACCAAAGAGGTATGCTTACCGACGAGATATATCAAATGTATATAGATAAAGGATTGAAAAATGCCGAGATAATAGCTGATAGTGCAGAGAAACGTTTGATTACCGAAATTAAGCGCAAGGGTATTTCGAACATAAAACCATCTGTAAAAGGTCAAGGTTCTATCATGCAAGGCGTTCAATTTATACAAGGGTTCAAAATATACGTTCACCCATCTTGTGAGCATACTATAGAAGAATTAAACACTTATACATTTGATCAAGACAAAGACGGTAACTGGTTAAACAAGCCTATAGATGAAAATAACCACATACTCGATGCTTTGCGTTATAGTTTAGAGAAATTCCACTTCCCTAGAAATAACAAAACAAACGTCAATATTAAGAAAAACATTAGCCGTGCTAAAGCTATGGGCTTATAAGGAGGTAACACATGGCACACGTAAACAACTTTGAAAGAGATCTTGAGCGTCGTCAAATGCGTGATGAGATATATAGACGTGACGCAGTTGAAACGTACAAATACGATGGCACAGTACAAGACTTGTTAGATAATCCTAACGATATTAGTGATTTCATTCGTCATCATTTAGAGGCACAAGTTCCAAGACTACAAATGTTAGATGATTATTATCAAGGTTTAAATTTCAATATCATGCGTAACAAACGTCGGAGAGAGAAACACTTAGCAGATAATAGAGCAGCGCATGACTTCGCTTCATATATCACTGACTTTATTAATGGCTATTGTTTTGGCCATGCAATACAAGTGCAATCAGATAAAGAGATGACACAAAGTAAATTAAATGAGTTACACAGTCTTAACGATGTGGATAGTCACAATCGCTCTTTAGGTTTAGACTTGTCTATCTTTGGTAGAGCGTATGAATACATTATACGTAACCAAGAAGATGAGGTTAGATTTTACAAATCAGATCCACGCAATACTTTTGTTATATATGATACAAGCGTAGAGAAGAATAGTTTGATGGCTATTAGATATTGGAAGGTAGCAACAGAAGATAGCGTAGAGTTAACGGAAGTTGAAAGTAACATTTACTATGTTGATGTTATTACAGATCAAGCAACATATTTCTACGAGGCGAACAGTGTAACTAACTTAGAGTTGTCTGAACGAAAACCACCAGAGGCGCATTCATTCGGTAGAGTTACTATTACAGAGTTCAGCAACAATGAAAAACGTAGAGGAGACTTTGAGAAGGTTATTCCCCTTATTGACTTATATGATGAAGCGCAATCAGATACAGCTAACTATATGAGTGATTTAAACGATGCAATGTTGTTAATTAAAGGTAACGTTGATTTAAACGAAGAGGTAGCAACTTTACAAAAAGAAGCAAACGTATTCCATTTAGCACCTCCTGAATATGCAACAGTGGACGACAAAGTCACTGAAGGTAATGTAGACGCTCAATACATCTATAAACAATATGATGTGAGTGGTGTAGAAGCATATAAAACAAGAATCGCTAAAGACATTCACACGCTTACTAACACACCAGACATGACTGATGAAAACTTTGGAGGTCAACAATCTGGAGAAGCCATGAAATATAAGTTATTTGGTTTAGAGCAACGTACAGCAATCAAAGAAGGATTGTTCCGAAAAGGATTGGTTAGACGTTACAAGTTAGTCGGAGAAATCATGGGCGTGAATAGAGAGATAGACAAAGATAATCTCAAAGATTTAGTATTCACATTCACTCGAAACTTACCTAAGTCAATTACAGAAGAAATGCAAATGTACATGAGTGCTGGTGGAGAAATTAGCCAACAAACACTAATGTCTCTTGTATCTTTCATAGACAATCCACAAGATGAAGTCAAACGTATTGAGAAAGAACAAGAAGAAAAGATTAAGCACTCTGATAGTTTGATGTACAACGAACAAGATTCTGACAATGAACTTAACAACTCCAATCAACCTATTGAGGGGTGATGAGTGATGACTTATTGGGATAAAAGAGCTCAAGAGATTATTAAAGATGAGACAATGAGCGATAAGGAAATGAGTCAAGAGATTGAACGCATTGTTAACAACATGATTGACGATATAGAGAATGAGATATCTAAATTCTATGCAAGATACGCAGACAGTGAAGGTATTCCTATCAACGAAGCAAAAAAGCGAGTGGATACTTTCGACGTTCAATCTTTTGCTAATAAAGCAAGGTCATACGTTAAAAACAATGACTTTAGCGATAGAGCGAACAGAGAACTTAAACAATACAACACAGCGATGTATGTGAATAGAGAGAAGTTACTTAAAGCGCAGTTAGGACTCATTGTAACGTACTCATACGCTCGTATAGAGCAATCTATTTATAATTACATGGAATCATCCTATTATCGTTCTCTTGAGCAACAAGCAGGTATTTTAGGTGAAACAATACATGTATCACTCAACGATGTAAAAACAATTGTCACTGCTCCATTTCAAAATTCTAATTGGTCACGTCGTTTATGGCGTGATATGAAAGTTGTTCGTGCTCATGTTGAAAAAGCTACAAGTCAAGTATTGTTAAGAGGACGACACCCTTATGAGTTTGTGAAAGAGTTCAGAAAAGAAACAGGTAATAGTACTTACGAAATAAGACGTTTACTCATAACAGAAACTGCTAGAGTGCAAACGTTAGCTGCAAAGCGTCATATGTTAGAACAACATGGTCCAGATGCAGAATATGAATATCACGCTAAGATTGATGGTAAGACAACGAAAACCTGTAGGCACTTAAACAATAAAGTATTTAAAGTCAAAGATATGAAGCCTGGTGTGAACGCTCCGCCTATGCATCCTTTTTGTCGGAGTGCTGTCGCACCACACATCAATCCTAATTGGAGAGATGAATTCTTTGAAGAACGCAAAGGAAGATATTCACTATAAGGAGGTGTTGTAGTTGGCAGAAACAAACGATGTAACAAATACGCCGCCAGTTACCAACGAAGGTACTGCAAAAGAAATCGTAGATAATTCTATAGGCGACTATGAAGATGCTGATTGGGAAGAAGAAGAAGTCATCGATACAGACTTTAGCGATGAAGAAGATTCAGAATATGAAGATGACTTTATGGATCCAGATGACGAAGAATTTGAAGAAGAGAATTGGGAAGAAGATTACGATTTTTCAGATGACTTTGATCAAGAAGATTTAGATTTCTTAGAGGGACTTGGTGGTACTGGAGATGAAATAGAAGAAGAGTACGAAGAGGACTACGAAACAGAAGAAGGTCTTTATGATGTAACTGAACTTGATGGTGATACAATCGATGAGTATGACAAGTATGACGAAAGTTACTTACAAGACAGGCTAGATGATGTTTACGATGAATATAATCAAATCTTCAACAAAGAACCTTCTGACATCATTAAAGATAGTATGACAACTCAAGAGAAGATAGACAAAATTGTTGATGCAATTCAAGAGGGTGGAAACGGTGTGTAATGAACGTATCGCTAAAGCTCTCGAAGGCATTCAATATGAATTGAAACGATTGAATGACTCAAACCCTAGTAACCAAGCACAAGTGAAACAGAAAGAACCTGAGAAGAAAGAGTTTAAACCTAAAAATTTCATCTGAGGTGGTACTTATGTCAAAACGTGAAGCAGTTGGTCCTGGCGTTACCGCGCCAATATCTCGTCAGTAGGATACGTTAACCTACTCGACCTAAGTAAGTCGTTAAACTGCTAATAACGCAATCAACTGGATTAACACAATGTAATAAACATAAACATCAGCACACTTTATTGGGCTTAATTGCACTATAATGGGTGCTTTTTTTATGGATAAAATCATTCGTGTTAAGACTGTTTGGAAGGACGATATAAATGAATGAAATTAAACGATTAAAGCTAAATTTACAGCATTTCGCTGAAGATAATCCAAATGATCCTGAAGGAAAAGATAAACAAAGCGGAGATAACCAAGGTGATGATGACAAAAAGGTTTTTGAATTAACTCAAAGTGAGTTAGATAGTCAAAAACACAAAGCTGTAAATAAAGCATTAGCAAATCAAGAGAAAAAATTCGAACAAAGGTTAAAAGAAGCTGTTGAAAATGCGCGTTCTGAAGCTGAAAGCTACGCTAAGTTAACTGAAAAAGAGAAGAAAGACAAAGAATTTGAGAAACGCGAACAAGCCTTAGCAGAAAAGGAAAAAGAATTCAGATTACGTGAACTCAAAGCTGATGTGGAGAACGACCTTAAAGACAAAGGTTTACCTACTTCATTTGCAGAGTCACTAATCCATTTGGAAGATAACGAACAAATCAATGAAGTTGTCAACGCGATTAAGGAAGATTTTGACAGAGCAGTTCAAGAACAAGTAAAAGAAGCTACTCGTCAATCAACGCCGTCTGGACAACGAAGTGATGTATCTAGTAACAAAAAGACAAGTGATAGTTTTGCAGAAATAGCAAGACAAAATAGAATAATTCAATAAACGGAGGAATTAAATAATGAATGAAACTAATAGATTAAAGTTAAATTTACAACACTTTGCTAATAACGATGTTACACCACAAACATTCAATCCAGATAATGTAATGATGCATGAGCACAAAGAAGGGGAATTGTTAAACGATTTCAACGAGCCTATTCTTTTAGATGTATTGCAAAACTCTAAAATCATGCAATTAGGTAAATACCAAGATATGGGTGGTAAATCAGAGAAAAAGTTCACTTATTGGGCAGATAAACCAGGCGCTTACTGGGTAGGAGAAGGTCAAAAAATTCAAACTTCTAAACCTAGCTTACTTGAGGCGTCTATGCGTTCTCATAAATTAGGTGTTATCATCGTTGCTTCTCGTGAATACTTAAACTACACTTACTCTCGTTTCTTCGAAGCAATGAAACCTCAAATTGCTGAACAGTTCTATAAAAAGTTTGACGAAGCAGGTTTATTAAATGTAGATAACCCATTTAAACAATCAGTAGAACAATCAGCTACTGCAGCTAACAATGTAGTAAAAGGTGATATCACTTTAGATAATATCTTAGCTTTAGAGGACACTTTATTAGAAGATGATGTAGAAGCTAACGCTTTCTTATCTAAAACACAAAATCGCACTGCATTACGTGGAGTTCGTGATGAAGATACTAAAGAAAGCTATTATGACCGTGCTAACAACACACTAGACGGACTACCAGTTGTTGACCTTAAATCAGATCAATTTAAAAAAGGAGACTTATACGCTGGGGACTTCAACAAAGTGTTCTACGGAATTCCTTACAACATGTCTTACAAAATTTCAGAAGATGGTCAATTATCAACTGTACAAAATGCTGACGGTTCACCAGTAAACTTATTCGAACAAGAATTAATTGCTTTACGTGTAACTATGGACGTTGCGTTCCATATTGCAGACGATAAAGCATTTGCTAAGTTAACAGCTGGTTCTGGTTCAACTGGTGGAAATACTGAAACTGTATAATTAATCTAGGAGGTCTTACAATGGCTTATTCTTACAAAGTAGTTCGACCGTTCGTAGATAAAGAAGATGGTAAAGAATATAAATTAGGAAATGAATTCCCTACTGATATTACTAGTGAACGTATCGAACAACTATTCCATAAACAAAACGTATATAACGAGCAATATATCGCTTTAGATGTTGATGCTAAAGCAACAAAAGCTGAATTGTTAGAAATAGCTGAAAAACATGGCGTAGACGTATCTAAGGACGATACAAAAGCGGTAATTATAAAAACGTTGGAGGGATAACATGGCTACATTAGAAAATGTAAAAATGTTACTCTCTATCGATGATGATAAGCAAGATGAACTACTCAAAATAATCATAAGCAATACAGAAAAGCGTTTGATTAGTTTACTCCCACTTGAAACCGAGGAAATACCTGAAAGACTCGAGTACATCGTGGAAGAAGTATCAGTCAAACGCTTTAATCGTGTTGGCGCCGAAGGAATGACACAAGAAAGTGTTGATGGTCGTTCTAATACTTTTCAAAGCAATGATTTTGATGAGTATATGGATGTTATTGATGCTTTATTTCCGAAAGAGACAAGTAAACGTGGTAGAGGTGTTTTCTATTGAGATACAACAAGCGCGTGAAGTTCTCTAAGGAAATTAAAGGTGGTTATAATCCTAAAACAAGTAAGTACGATGTTAAGGAACAAGTGTACAGCGAAGTTCCTTGTAATATATCTCCTTTATCCCCGCAACGTACTAACCTTGAGTACGGAGATGTAACCAAAGATATTAACGTCATTCGCTTAAATGGTCGTTTTGAACCAAAAGCGACTCATGCTTATATCAAAGATTCAAAGTACATTATCACTAAACGTATCGACTATGAACACGACACTGTATTCTATGCAGAGGAGGTTAAATAGTGGCTGGAGATATCGATGCTCTAATTCGAAAGCTAGATCGAATGCACAGTAGCATTGATGATGATGTTGACGAAGTGCTCAAAAATAATGCTGGCGAGTTTGCTAAAGATACTGTTGTGAGTGCTAAGTCAGTGATGAATAAAGGTTACTGGACAGGAAATTTAGCTAGAATGATCAGAGATACAAAAATTGGCGATATGAAGTATGCTATTACCTCTAATGCGGGATATAGTGGTTTTTTAGAATACGGTACGCGTTACATGGCTCCTGAAACATTTATGTTCCCTGTTTATGAAAGATATACTCGACAAGTCAGAGAAGATCTCGAAAGATTAGTAAACGGTTAAGGGGCGTATGCTATGGAACAATCAGCTAAACTTCAACTATTTAATTACTTATATGAAAAATTTAGTGAACTTGGTGTCCCTGTTATTGAAACAAAAGAGTTAAACCAAGAGTTGTCTTATCCCTTTATCGCTATTCAAACTACTACAGATAGCATGAACGTGTTAACTTTTGACAGTTTCGGTGGTAATCCTACCGCTACCGTTCATTTGTGGGGTTTAGATGATGATAAAGGGATAAACGATAACTTGCTTATGCAAGTTCAAAATATCATGTTAGACGATATTCAACTCGATGGTTTTAGTTTGTTTAATCCACAGTTAGATATCAACGAAGCTATCGAAATAGAAAGTAATCAAGCATTATCACATATAACAATAAATATTGAATACACAAGTCATTAATTGGCTTGTTTTTTTATATAATTTTTTAGGAGGGCAAAACCTATGGCAATTAAACAAGGTACTGATGAGTTAGTCTTAATCCGTAAGGCTGGCGATAAAAAAGATGCAAATAAAGTAATGTGGGTAACAGAATTAGAACGCGAAACTGAAAAAGATAGAGATACAGAAGCTACTGTTGATGGTCCTGTTAACTCTGGAGGTACATTAGAGTCAACAGTTACGATTAACTGCTACATGAACCAAGACGACACGTTATGTGATGAAATTGAAGATGCTACCGAAGAAGATACCCCTTATGAATTATGGGTTATCAATAAAAAAGTTAAAAACAAAGATGGAAAATATAAAGCAGAATATCGTCAAGGATACTGGAATAGTATTGACCGTACTAACGACGCTGAAGATATCGCAGAATTTGAAACTGAATTTGGTGTATATCTTAGAAAAGTTCGTGGTTGGGCAACGTTACCAGAGCAAATCGAGAAAAACAAAGCTGCTTATGGCTTCCACGATACTGTTGCTGCAGATCCAGCTGACGATGGTCTTGTGTCAGAAATCCCACAACCTAACGAACCAAGCACAGCAGAAACTGTATAATATCGAGGGCTTGATGCCCTCTTTTCTTTTTGACTAATAAAATAAAGTGAGGTAATTAAAAATATGGAAATCAAATTTAACGGTAAAACAATCGAATTATCATTTGGATTAAAGTTCTTAAACATCATTGATAAAGAAATGGGCATGGAAGCTGAACAAGTTAACTTTGGTAAAGGTACAGAAATGTTAGTACCTGCATTAGAAAGCCACAGTGTAGTAGATGTTGCAAAAGTGATTAAAGCTGCAACAGCACAAGAAAAAGGCTCTCCTAAAACAGAAAAAGACTTAGAAGAAGTTGTTGAGAATGTTATTGAAAATACTGGTCTTGAAGAATTCTGTAATGAAGTTATCGAGGAACTGGGAAAGCGTGTTTTAACCCAAAACCTCGTTCCGAAAAAATACAAAAAGAACAGCAAGAAGTAGAGGAAGAACTTTTAACGTTTGATCGTATTGTTATCTTATGCATGAGTAAGCTCAAAATCTATGATTTAGATGTTATAGAGCGAATGACACTTAGAGAGTTTAACTATCGTATGTACGCCTTAGAATATGAACAACTAGATAGAGATATGGATATGTACAAATTAGCATTTGCTATTAGAGACGCTGCTGCAGAGAAAAAGAAACGTGGCGGTAAAAAAGGCGAAACAGAATATCGCTTCAAAAGTGCCGATGATATTATGCATTATCAAGAAAACATTCAACGATTAAACAAAGGTGAACCTGTCAAATTCGCTTCAGAAGCTAAATTTGAGAAAAATAAACCACCAAAAGACTTACTACAACAAATTGCAGAATTAAATAAATAAGGAGGTGGGAACACGTGGCAGAAGCTAATTACAGTATTAAGGCGACAATAGAAGCTAACGCTAAGAAATTTAAAAGTGCTATACAGGCAGCTAAAAACAGTGCAGAACGCTTTAAGGGTACTATGGAGAAAATCAAAGATAATAAGATTGATGTAGACTCTACAGGTGTCACTAAATCTGTTGAGAAGGCTAAGGCTGAATTAGAAACATTTGAAAAATTTGATCCAGAAGCTCACTTAGGACTTGATATAAAAGAGGTTATTGAAAAATTTGGAGAAGCTAAAGGATATTTAGAAAGTTTTAAAACTAGAAAAAGTGAAGCTAAATTAGATGCAGATATTTTGGAGCTAGAACATAAAATCGGTATGGCCGAATTAGAACTAAGTTCCTTGAAAGATGAATACCCTACAGTCGAAGTCGATGCTAAAATTGATAAGCTTGAATCTAAGATTATGATTGCAGACGAAAAGCTACAAGAACTTAACAAAGAAAAAACTAAAGTTGAAGTGCGTGCAGATATCAAAGAAGCTTTTAGCGAGTTAAACTCAATACAATCATATATGGAAAAATTAGACGGAAAAAATATAGATGCAATTGCAGATGTAGATATAACTAAGGGTCTAGCTAAAATTGAAGCTTTAGAAGCTAACCTAGATTATATTGATAGCAATTTTTATGACGCAGAATTGAGTGCAGACGCTACAAAAGCTCGTGCAGCTATAGCAGAAGCTAAGAAGTCGCTCAATAGTTTTGCTAGGCAAAAAGCGAAAGCTACTGTAGAAGTTAACGAAGGCGCTGCAGTTTCTAAAATTTTGGCGCTAAAAGCGATGTTACGTTCAATTCCTAACCGAATACACACTAGGATAGATGTTGACTCTGACAAAGCACAAGGAGCATTTAGAGCGATGGTAGCCGGTATCGATAGCTCTATGAACTCTTGGGACGCTTTAGCAACAAGAATTAGAACAATAGGGACAGTAATTTCTAATATGATACAAGGTTCTTTAATATCCAATATCACATTAGTTATTCCTATCATCGCTTCAATGGTACCTGCATTATTTGCTGTTCTTAATGCTATCGGGGTTGTAGCTGGTGGAGCTGCAGGATTAGCGGCTGCATTTGGTGTTGCTGCAGCTGGCGTTATGGGATTTGGAGTTATGGCTGCAAGCGCCATTAAAATGCTTAACGATGGAACTCTACAAGCTACAGCTGAAACGAAAAAATATCAAAGTGCTTTACAAGGTGTGCAAGATGCTTGGCAAGGTATTATAGAGAAAAACCAAAGCCAAATATTTAACACAATGGCTAATGGCTTAAACATGATCAAAGTTGCTTTAGCGGGTTTATCTCCTTTTATTAGTGGCGTGTCTAAAGGAATGGAACAAGCAAGTGCTAAAATGCTTGATTGGGCTAAAAACTCCCAAGTTGCACAAAAGTTTTTCCAAATGATGGGTACAACAGGAGTAAGAATATTCAATAATATGCTAAGTGCAGCTGGGAACTTCGGAAGTGGTGTTGTAAGTGTTCTTACACAGTTAGCTCCACTTGCAGATTGGGCTGCAGCAGGATTTAAAAGAATGGGACAAGCTTTTAATTCATGGGCTCAATCTTCTGCAGGTCAAGAAGCTATCAAATCCTTTGTCGAATATACAAAACAAAATTTACCGTTAATAGGTCAGATATTTGGTAATACTTTCAAAGGTATATTTAACCTTATGAAAGCATTTGCACCTAACACTCACTCTATTTTAGAATCACTTGCTCAAATGTCTGAGAAGTTCGCTTCTTGGAGTGCTACAGTAGCACAATCAGATGGATTTAAGAAATTTATGGATTATATCAACACGAATGGCCCTAAATTAATATCGCTACTAGGTAATATAATCCAAATCATTATAAATGTTGGTACTGCAATGGCACCACTAGCTGCAGCAGTTTTAGATGTTGCTATTGCGATTACAGATTTTATTGCTAAATTAACTGAAGCACATCCTGCTATTGGAATGTTATTGGGATTAATTGCTACATTAGCCGGTGTATTCATGACACTAGGTCCACCTATTTTAGGAGTTATAGACTTTATAGGAACATTTATCAAAGTGTTTACAGGTGCCGGAACAGTTATAGAAGCATTAATGTCTGTAGCTTCGGCATTGGCTCCAGTATTTG